GTTTTGAATCATGACAAAACAGGTACAATTTAGAAAGGGAACTACCGCTGAACACTTTACGTTCACTGGTGCCCTTGCTGAGATTACTGTTGATACAGACAAGAATGTTGCTGTTGTTCATGATGGCGTAACTCCTGGTGGATTTGAATTAACAAAGTCCAGATGGACATTTATTAGTGGAAACTATACTGCAGGAACAAACCAAAAGTACACAGTAGATTCAACAAACACCCCTGGTGGTTTTGACATCACCTTACCAACCCCCCGAGCAGTTGGTGACTGGGTATGGATTGAAGATTTTGCCAACTTTATGAGTATCAATCCAGTAAACATCGTATCAACTTATCAATTTGAAAACGGTCATTTGGTAAGAGAAGAAGGTCCATTTATTATGGACGTTTCTGGTGCATCCGTAACCTTTATTTGGAATGGCTCATTATGGAAAGTCTTTAACAACAGAGGCAGTTAAACATGGCACTAACCCTAAGTAATTCTATTTCTGGTGAGTTTTTACCATCAGAATCTTCTGGTTTTTTCGTATATGCACTGAGAAGAGATGCAGAGAATATGCTCTATCTCGCCAAGGTTAGTGCGGCAGGAACTGAGCTTGGAGAGTTTTATCGTGCAGATGGAACTGGTGTTCCTGAGTTTGGTGATGGTATTGACTACGGCACATACGACGCAGGTGTCGGAAAAACATCTGTCATTAGAAATGATATTGCCACTGAGAAGAAAGCTTTAGATGATCCGAATGATAAATATCAACAGATCCGCTTTGACAGAAGGAACCTCTACTATTACATAGATGATGATGGTTTTTTCGTCATCAGGTTCAACGGACCAGATTATGATTACAACTCTATCGGACCAAAATAATAATTAAAAGGAGAAACAATGGCTGAGTTTAGACTTGGAAGAGTAAAATTCAACTGGACAGGCAATTGGACGCCTTCCAAATCCTACCTGATTGACGACATCGCTAAGTTTGGTGGTAACACTTATGTAGCGGTCGCTAACCATACCTCTGTCGCAAGCACTGCTGATTTTTACAGCGACCTTTCCAATTGGAATATCCACATTGAAGGTCTAGAGAACAGAGGTCTTTGGACGACCGATACTTACTACAGAATAAACGATCTTGTCAGTTTCGGTAACGTAATATATCGTGTCACCGAGGCACATACTTCGGAAGGAACTTTCATCGACAGAACGAAAGTTCAGGAGTATGTTGCTGGATTTAAAGCAGAAGGTGAATGGGATAATGGTACTGAGTACCAACAGGGCGACGTTGTAAACTACAACGGTTCTTCTTATGTTGCACTTACTACCTCTATTGCTGGATTTAACCCACCAGAAAACGTAGGTACAGGAACAGACGCAAAGTGGTCCATCCTTGCTGATGGTCTTGCAGGTGCTGCTATTACTTACACCGAAGGTACTTTCTATAGAGGTGACCTAGTTCAGTATGGTGGTAATATTTACCGTCACAAGGTTGGTGTTACAACAAACGTTTCTCCTTTCCAAGTTGGTATTGGATCTGAAGGAGATCTGGCTCGTCAAGGGGGCGAGACTTGGGATCTCCTTGTCCAAGGGTTTAAGTTTGTTGGTAATTTCTCCACAACTTTTGCTTATCACCCTGGACACATTGTAAGATATGGTTCTAACTCTTATCTGTCCGTTGGTAACTCCTTCTCCAATATTGACCCAGTTGTCGGTCTATCTACTTATTGGGAAACTCTAGCTGCTGGTGATTCTGCTGCTGCTCTTACCAATAAAGGTGATATTCTTACCTATAACTCTGGTCCATTCAGAATTGGTATTGGTTCTACTGGTTACGCTCTTGCTGTTCAAGGCGACGGTCTACCTGGATATGAGATCGTTGGTAACCAGACCAGAATCTACTATGTTGACTCCGAGGACGGTCTAGACACAAACAACGGTCTTGCACCTAACCTGGCATTTAAGACTATCAAACAGGCTTGCGTATCTGCACGTCCTGATAATGGTATTACTAATTTTGATTATACTGCATCGACTGGTGTTGCAACCATTACTTCTCCTGGTCACAACCTGAGAAACACTGGTACGTTTATTCAATTGGCAGAAATTGAATTTGAATGTCTATCTGGAGGTAATGTCTTCAGTGTTCTGGGTATGCAATATGATCCATCTGTTGGTCTCGCAACCATCACCGCTATTGGTATTGGTAACGCACCAGAAGTTGGAATTGGCGCAACTGTCAGAATTAGAGACCTTCAGGTTCAATATGACGTAGGTGCTGGTGCAACAACAGGATTGTTCCCACAAGTTCATAAGCCTGGTATCTTTAACTATAACGTTCAGGCAGTTCCTGATGCAAACTCGGTTGTTCTAAACGTCGGTATTTCTACAGTTGATTACCTCTACATTCAGCAGGGTGTTTCCTTCGTCGGTGTTACCACAACCATCTATCCCGATAAGGTTTCTAAGTCTTACTTTGAGGTTCTTGAAATTCAAGACGTTGACACCATTAGAGTTAACGTTGGTATCTCCTCCATTAACCACACTTACATCTCTGGTGGTCACCTAACTGACCTGACTCCTGCTATCCTGAAACTGTCTGCTTCTCAGTTCTATGAGCAGCTACCAATCAAGGTTCCTCCTTTTACCTCGATTATCGGTAACTCTCTGAGAGGTACTCAGGTTCTTCCTGCAGAGGGTGTTTCTGATGACGGAACAACACCAAACAACAGATCCACCATGTTCATGATGTCTGACGCGACTACGCTTCAGGCAATGTCCATGAAGGGAATGGAAGGATTCTATTATGACGAACTCGCACCATTTGAGTTGGATAATTCCAACATCAGAACTGGTGTTGGTACTACCGCTGCTGGTATCGTTTGCTCCCTGAACCCAGATTCCCCAATCAATAACAAGTCTCCTTACGTTAAGGATTGTACCGTATTCTCCGACAACGCATCTGATTACGGCCGCTTCGGTGGTGGTGCAGTTGGTGTCTTCTGTGACGGTGGCATCCATGACGAAGGTGCAAAATCGATGGTCTTCGACTCCTTCACCCAGGTATCTTCCGATGGTGCTGGATTCATCCTCGATAGAAGTGCAATCGCTGAGATTGTTTCCTGCTTCACCTACTATTGTCAGTGGGGTTACTACTCTGGTGGTGGATCTAGAATCCGTTCCGTTGGTGGTAACAACTCCTACGGTGACTATGGTGTTATTGCATCTGGTTTCTCTACCGATGAGACTCCAAGACACGCAAGAGTCTTCGGTGAACTGATGACCGTTCTGGGTGCTAATAAGTCTGGAACACTCTCCATCGGTGCTACGATGTTCGGTCAGACCTCTGGCGCTCGTGCATGGTACTTGAATGACCAGATTGCCGCAGACAAGATCTACATGAAGTACCAACCTGGTTATGGTTCGGTTGGTCTCGGAACCACTGGATTCGCAGATGGTGAGATTGTTTGGTTCGGTGCTGGTGGTGATGACGGTGCTGGTATCGGTTCTATTACCGTTTCCTCCGCTTCTTCTTCCATCAGTGGTCAGAAGGGTACTATCCTTGAGATTGATGATTACAGTGGAACTCTACTTGTCGGTGACGCAATTGGATTCACCACAACTGGTCTCTATGGACCAGATGAGAGATTCTACATCATCAACACTGTTACTAACGTCTCGGCCGCAGTAACTTACACCTACTATGATGCTACTGCTGGATTGTCCACAGTTATCTACAGTAACCGTGCTACCCTCACAATCTCTCCAGAGAAGACAGTTGGTACATGGGATACTAGAGAACTCGCAGGTCACGTTGGACGTGGTTCCACAATCAACGTTAGAACCCTGTTCTCGCAGGCAAGACTAACTGGTCACGACTTCCTCTCTATCGGTACTGGTAACAAGGCAGAAACCAATTATCCTGATGTTGATCAGACTCAGATCATCCAAGGTAACGAGACTAACGTCTTCGGTCCTGGTAAGGTGTTCTTCGTCTCCACTGACCAAGGTGGTAACTTCAGAGTTGGTCAATTCTTCTCCGTTGACCAGTTGACTGGTCGTGCAACCCTGGACGCCTCCGCGTTCAACCTGTCTGGTCTGACAGAACTGAGACTGGGTGCGATCGGTGGTCAGGTCGGTGAGGCGATTAACGAATTCTCCTCTGACCCATTCATGTCTGGTGTATCCAACAGTGCATGTCCTACTGAGGCTGCAGTCGTCGGATTCCTCCGCCACGGTGCAATGGGTGTCGCCGCAATGACCCCTCCAGTTGGTACAACTGCACAAAGACCTGGGTGTTGATCAAGAGTTCAACACTGGTGCTCTGAGATTTAACACCGACCTCGGTGCTCTTGAGTACTACGATGGTACTTCCTGGATCGCTCCTGGTAAGAAGGTCTATAGTACAGTTACCTCCACGCAGGCAGCTAGTGCAAAGGATAACGTCTACTTCTGTAACACCACTGGTGGTACATTTACCCTGACGCTACCTGCATCGCCTGACCTTGGTGATACCGTAAGATTCTACGATATCGCTAAGACATTTGATTCCAACGCCTTGGTTGTTGGTAGAAATGGCAAACTGATCCAAGGAGACGCTTCTGACCTTACGGTCAACGTCGAAGGTGC